TGGTAACCGCGTGGATTAGGATGGCGGAGGAACAGCTTTCGACTTCGCTCCGCGTCAAGCACATGATCCAAATCGACACTTCGGCGCTGACCCTTGACAGGGTTCCGCTGCCGCTCGATTGGCAAGAAATACGGATGGCCCGCATTGTGGGTGGTGGCATTCTTCGCTACCAGACCCCGGACGCATTCTTCAATCCCGAGTTCCCCGACGACCCCGAGCCGCCCTATTCTGGGCGCGAACGGCGTTACACCATTCTGGGTAACTTCCTTATGGTGGGAGATGTTGTGCCCGCCCCGGGGTTGTCGGTGGAGCTAACGTATTACCAGAATATTCCGCCGCTGACTGATGCGGCGAACAACTGGATCAACGCTTACCACTCCACCATCTACACCCTCAAAATCCTCCACATCGCTTCGATGTACGCCATCGAAGATGATCGCGGGCCGATGTGGAATGGGGAAGTGGTGAAGCTGATTAACGAAATGAACAACGCCCACAAGATCGATAGGGCGAGCGGTTCAGTTCTGATGCCGGTTCGGCGAAAGACGTTCGGGTGAGAAATGGGACGGAAGTATGGTCGCCTTCAATACGGTCGCTATACTTATGATTTGGGGGGAGGGGACCCTTGGATTCCCATTGAGCCGGGTACAACCCCGCCTCTAGAGATTTGGGTCCCCACTCCCCCTTCGGGCGATGGATGGGGGTCCAGCGTTTCGGCTCTACCGGAAATCTGGATACCGGTTGCACCTAGGTAATGAGGCGATTATGTCCGACGGGATTACCCCAAATTTCGGTCTAGTCAAACCAGACGTCGGTGGTTCCGACGATACTTGGGGCGATAAGCTTAACAGCAACTTCGATATCATCGACGCTGCCCTCGCAGATGCGGGTTCGGGTGGAGGCGGCGAAATACCCCCTGAATACATAACCGAAACCGAACTGGCCGGTATCCTAAATAACTACCCTTCCGACGCCGAATTGGCCGCTGCCCTCAACACCAAAGTGGCGAAGGCTGGCGACACAATGACCGGGGCGCTTACTCTCCCCGGCGATCCGGTAGCACCGTTACAAGCCACTCCCAAGCAATACGTGGATAATAAAGTAGGCTCGGTACCTGCTCCTCCCGTTCCGGCAACTATTGTTCCAATAGTAGAAGGTGTCGGAGCGATCGGCACTTCGCTCAAATATGCTCGGGAAGATCACGTCCATCCGGCTGGAGCCGGTGGAGGGGGCGGTATCGCGGATGCGCCCAATGATGGTGCGTTCTATTCACGACGAAGCGCCGCTTGGACCCGAGTCGGCTTCAACGTAATGGACTACGGCGCGAAGGCCGATGGTGTTACCGACGATAGTGATGCGATTATCGCAGCCGTCAATGCCGCCGATGCTTATATCGCTGCGGGTAATCAATATCTCCCCGGTGCGATGGTTCGGATGCCGGGTACCAATAAGAACTACATGATTACCAAACCCATCCCCATGAAGCGGGGAGTTAGTTTGTACGGAGACGGCGGTACTTCGACGGTTATATTTGCGAAAAATACAGACGGGTTGGTATTCGGTTATACATCTGGGTATGGCGCTCCAACCATCGAAGGGATAATGATTAGCGGATGGAACCCGGTTACTAACGCGTTCTCCGCGACGGCATCCAGAAAGGCTATTCGGCGTACCCCTGTTGATCCCACCAATTCCGACGACAGTATGGGAGGCCTTACGTTACGCGACATCGTGATCGATAGTTTTGACACTGGCATTGATGTTACTACAATACAAGACGCTACTTTCGATAATTGCATAGTTCGACGCGTAAATCAAGGATTGGTGTGGCGCGGTTTCGGTGGAAATTCGCGGTTGTCGAACTTCCAAGTATTTAAGCTGGGAGGGGGTGGTGTCGGCGCAGGTACGCTTACTGGCATTGATTATGTCCCCGTTACTTATACCTCAGGTGCTGTTGGAGGCAGCGGGCCGTTGGGTCCGGAAGGTATAGTCATCGATTCTGACTCGATGGTAAACGGATTTGATATCGGCATCAATCTGCAGAGAGGTTATTGGTTCGTTATTCGTGACTCCAATGTTGTAGCCCTCAGGCAAGGAATTAAGTTCGATAAGGTGGGCCTCGGTCTTATTATCGCGGATAACATCATCGAAATGCAGACCGTCAATGCAACGGCAGGTATTTACGGGGTTGGCCAATCGGCAGTTCAAAATACTCAGACCATTATTCGCGGTAATACATTCATTAATAATGGTACTCCCACCGCTGATCACGGCATTCAGATCAACGAAGTTGCCGGTGTAATGCAAGATAACGTATCCATTCAGGATAACGTATTTATCGGGTTGAAGGGGTACGACATCGTCCACTTTAATCCCGGTGGTCGAAATCTGATCCAAGGAAATCGTTGCCTATCCCCTGCTTCTGTAGGAAGCATGTACATCGGTACTGCTCAATCGGGTATGCTTACGATCCGAGATAATAGTTGCCAGAAAGATATTACATACCTTACGCCCGCTAACCTTACTGGTGGCGCTATTCGGCGATCCAATAACATCATCAATGGTGGGACGCGCGAACCATCATCGTGGGACCTTCAGAGCGCAGTTGCCCCTTATTTCAATGTGGCGGGTCCGACCGCCCTTAGAACGTATACCTTCCCCGATTTTAGCGACTCTGTTATCACAGCCTTGATGCTTCCCACTTATACGCGGGAAAAATTGACGGCGGCTCGTACCTATTACGTGTACCCCGGTGGAAATAATAGCAACTCGGGTTTAGGTGATAGTGCAGGACTTGCATTCGCTACGATCCAAAAAGCTGTTGACGTCATTTCATCATTGGATATATCCATTTATCCCGTTACCATCCAAGTGCGAGGTCCGGGAACATTCGCGGGGGCCAGCATAAATGCACCATGGCTAGGTTCGGGCCTTGTGACTCTTAAGGGCGATATTCCTACCCCGGCCAATATCATACTAAGCAGCCCTATCTTAGCCCAGAATAATGGGACCATAACAGTAGAGGGTTTCAAGTTCGTATCCAACGATAATGGCTTTACGGCCACTCTCGGCGGCGCAATCATCTTTAGGAAGATGGATTTCGGCGCTTGCGTAGGAAATCACTTGATTGCTACCGATGGTGGTCAAATTACCAACGATGCCACACCTTATACAATCAGCGGTGGGGCCGTTTGTCATTTCGTTGCCAACGGCGCGGGCGCTATTGTTCGCGTACAGAGCATCAACATTACTTTGACGGGCACTCCGGCGTTTGGTGGTTATTTCGCTCAGGCTCGAATGACAGGGGTGTTGGCTATCAACGGTGGTAGTTATACCGGTGCCGCGTCGGCTGGAACTACTAAGTATTACGTCGACCTCAACGCTGTTATCAATTCGGGGGTCGTACTTCCTGGCGGTGTTGCTGGTGTTCCACCTTCCAACGGAGGGCAGTACGTGTGAAGGCATTATTTCTGGTGGTGTTCCTTGGAGGGTGTGCGTCGGTGCCGATTGCACTCCCAGAAGTGTATACCAAGCCGGAAGTAGATGCCATCAATACTGAAGCTCAGTGTAAGTTACTCGCTAGGACGATGGTTCAAATAGCGCGGTGTGAAACCGGAAGGCGTTAGAAATGGCTGATACCGTAACTGCGAAATTGGGCCTCACCAAGCCGGAAATCGGTGCCTCTAACAATACGTGGGGCACCAAGATTAACGGCAACATGGATATACTTGAAGCCAAGACCGTGCGGAACACTCCGCAATGGACAGTTACCCCCGGCGACGATACGCCAGGAAGTGCGGCTGGCTCTTGGATTTTATCACGGTTCGGTAATGATAACCTCAAGATTGACGAGCCGCTTGTGGTCAACCGGCAGACGGGTATCGCTACCTTCTTGAAGGGCATTGCAACCGCCCTTGGCAATTTTGTAGTCGCTCAATTTCCCTATCAAGGGGCGAATCCAACTGCTCCCGCTGCAGGATTTGCTAACATATTTGTAAACAATCTGGGTTTGGTAATGATCCAACGCCCCGATGGGAGCGTAGAACAGCTTGGTGTTCCAGCAGGAACGGTTGCGTACACTATTGGAACGACTCCCGATGTGGGTTGGGCGATTTGCGGTGGACAATCGGTGCTTCGCGCCACTTATCCTTTGCTTTCGGCTAGGATAGGTTCCATTTTCGGCGGCGATGCTACCAACTTCAACCTTCCCGATATTGCGGGACGCGTTATTGCTGCTCCCGATGGAGCAAAAGGACGATTGACCAATATACCGAATGGATTTGGTGCTGACGCTGTCCTCGGTGCGGTTGGCGGCGCACAGAACCACATATTGCTAGCGGGCGAATTAGGCGCTCACGGGCACGGTATAGTGTTGGAGGACCTTGGACACAGCCACGGATATAATGCGGCTCACATGACTGCCTCACCAAACGGAGTACAAGGCGGCGGCACTTACGCTATCTATTTCGGCACTAATGTCAACGATGTTACCAACAATGCTCCTACCGGCATCCGTCCGAAGTCATTGGTGAATGGATACAACGCTACCGATAACGCGGGCAGC